GGGCGTTTAAGCCAGGTTCCAGTTCTTTGGCCAGTTGTGCTCTATTAATAGCCATAGTCTAGTCCTCCTTATACGCCCGCAGTTCCTGTAGATGCTGCTAGCTGATGATTATTGATTTTTACAACTAATACCGAGTTAGCCGCTGTAGTGTCGTTACTCGGTGTATCATAAAAGTCTAAAATTTTCAGCATGTATGTAGCATTTCCAGTTGCTGCAGTGCTTGAATCGATCTCAGCTTTTGACATACCCGTAGTGGTGCTGCCAGCTGCCATGATCATTTCTGCGTTGTTACCTAAATCGGCTGCTCCGATGTCGTTTGCATCCTGTTGAGCAATATACAGTTGATTTACATCATCTGATATGAAAGCTATAGCATCAGTTGCTGCTAGCCCGTCAGGATAATTGTTTCGGAACGTCGGTTTGCTTGTAGTTGGATCTGTATAGAAACAACCCATGAACACACCACTAATTGCTCCAGTGATTGCTCCAGCGCCACCTTTAACTTCTATTGAGCCATCAGCTTTTAACTTGACTGGATCACCTGTAAAAAGTGCGCTTGCCCCACTAGAGATTTTATATTTAGTAGTGCCTATTGTTCCACCAGGCGCTGAGCCTTGTTTCGCAATTGGACGTAAACCGAATGGCGCATCAATATTTGCCATATTAGTCTCCTTCTAAATAATTGGAGACAGTAATCTAACCATTAGACTTTTTGCCCCCAAAAGTTACTCTACTTTGCCTTTCCTGATGGATTGGCATGCTTGGGTGCTCTTCCTTATGTAAATCGTTTTCTACTGATTGAGTTTGTTCTATAGTTTTACCAGCAAAATAGGCATCCCTATCTTCCTTTACTTCTATAGGACATCGCATCAGTATTAAACCGCCAACTCCTATGACACCTTTCCACTTACCATCTGAAATAGTTGGTAAATCTATCCTGTCTGGATATTCACTTGCCATAACTGGTTCATAACCGCTTCGTAATCTTCCCATGACGTTCTTATCGTCTTGTTGACCACGATATTCGGCTCTAATCCACCTATGATGAAATCCTTCTGGTGGTTCGGGTGCGTCTAAGTTAGACGGAGGTACCCATCCTCTAGGTCGAGCTTGTTTATCTCGGGTCTCGAGCTTGCGTGAGGTTTTGTTTATTTTATCTGTACTCATTTACGCCTCCTTCACGTGTCTTGCGTACTCTTCAAGTGGCACACCAAGTTTTTTAGCAATAGCAACCTGTGAGGGTGTGAGTTTCACAGTGCGGCGCCCTGATGGCGATGTTCTTACAGCCGAAGCAACTTTTTGAGTTGGCCTTGACTTACCCCCGTCTAGTGCGGGAAACTTTTCTTTAAGCCTAGAATTAATCTCATTATAGTACTCATCTGACGTTGCGTCAAATCCTTCTTCCATTAAATCTTCATGTAATCCCATGGCTGCATAAGTCATCATCTTATCTTTACCAAACCATTTATTTTGAGATTGCCATTCTTGTGCTTTAGGATCTGGCTCAATGACTTGTTCCGTTTGCTCTGTTTGTTGAGCTGGTTGAGACCTTTGCAAATCCTGTGGCATAGGTTCACCTTGTGGCGGATTAGCCTTTGCTTGTTCTACTCTTTGTTTTGCTAAAGCTATTTTTTCTTTTTCTATAGCTAATTTCGATATTTCTTGTTGAGCAGCTACCTGTTTTTCAACATCTTGAGCTTGCACAGCAGCTTCTAATGCTCTTTTTGCAAATTCTTCTCTAGCTGTTACAGCGCTTTCTCTGCTTGTTACGTTGGTCTCGTCTTTTTGTGTGCCAACTGTTAAAGCCTGCTTGTATTTATCGTTTACTTTTGTTGCATATTCTATCGCAGCTTGTTCACGTCTTTCTGCTTCTCGCATCTTACGTGTTAATTTATCTATTCTTCTTTTAACAGAAGCAGAATACTCTTCTAACTGCTCTTCTTTTTTATCACTTTGAGGCTCTTCAACTGTATCTGTTTCTTGAACTTCTACATTAGCTGTATCCTCTTTTTCTTCTTCTTTTACTTCTATTTCGACTGGATCGCCCGAGGTATCTATCGGAACCATCTTGTCTTGCTCTGATTGCACTGTTGGTTGCATGGTCTCCTCCACGTTACATTATGTTTGCTGGCAAAATATCTCGAGGATCATCAACAACAGCCAGTATTTCATCGTCGTTAATTATCCTTAGCTCACCACCATCAATACGAATACGAGATCCCGCATATCTTGTGATAAGAACCCAATCACCCTCTTTACACCAAGGGCCACTAGGAAACTTTTCTTTGTCTTTATAACATTCAGGTCCCATTCTAAGAACCTTACAAATATTTGTTGTTACTTGTGATTCTGTAACTGTTTCGTCAGTTAGCAACACGCCACCTTTTGTTTTACCTTCAAGTTTAAGTGGAAATAATACCATTCTCCAACCAGACGGTTGAGGTATTTTTTCTAGTTCATTTTTCTTTTTCTCCGCTTGCGCACCATCCCATACATGTTTTGGTACAATTAGTTTTGGTTTAGTCATTCTCTAGCTCCGTTTTCTTAAGCAGGTCCGTGAGTTCCTGTTCTTCTTGTTTAAGGGCAGCTAATTTTCCAGCCAGAAATCTATAATCTGACCAATCCTTAGCCATCCCATTTAATATAGACTCTTCTACTGCCTTTTGTCTAGCAATTAAATCTTTTTTATATGCTGTAAAGAAGTTTTCTAGCCGCATGATTTCATAAGGTCAGCTAATTTTTTGCAACGATTTGGAGTTTGTTTATTCCATCTGGAGTCAAGCATCTCAAAACTTGCTCCTATAAAATTAGCTTCCTGCAGGGCTTTCCACATATTTTTAAACTTAGACACCCCTGACTGTCCAAGTTGAAAACACATCTCCGATAAGACATGTTGAGCTGTCTCTGGTAAATCTTCTATACCATTTTGTGACATTAGTTGTTTTGCTTGAGCTATTGCTCTGCTTAAATCTTTATCAAATACTGTTTGTAATTCTTCTTCGGTGTATTCTTTATCAGCAACGAAATTATCTGCTGGGACAACTTTATGACCCCAACCGATAGTGTCGAACCCTTCGGTATCTTGATATATTTTATTTCTAAAACCTTCACTTAATTTTACTGATTTTGATAATTCTTCGTAACTCATTTTTTAATTTTCCCTCCTCTTTTCTTTTGCAGTGCAATTTTTTTTGAAACAACCTCATAATCTTTTCCTTGTCTAAATCCACTATTTTTTAATTGTTTTAGTTTTGAATCTGTTGCTAAAGTTAATCCTTTGGGTCTCATTGAACCTTTGAATTTAATATATTTTGTTACCATTATTTCTTTTTAAACATATTAATTGCACCTGCTCCTGCCTTGATGCCAAAGCTCGCTGAAATCGCAATGTAAAGTAGGTTGTGATAATACGACGGTAGGTCTTGCAGTGCAAGGAACCCTTTATGTATATGATCTTGAAAAGGCGTGAATACTAAAACTGCTGGAAGAAGTAGGACAATTAAACTTACCTCATCTTTCCACGACCCTTTCATTTGATCGACAGCACTTTGCTCCCATGCAACTTTACCCGCAATTTGATCTTCTTTGAGTTTCTGAGTTGCTTTTATTTCAGTTAATTTTAATTCTTGTTTTGCTTTCTTCGTTTCTACAAAACCCTTGACGCCATCAGCGACGACGCCAAGTAATGGTTTAGCAAGTAATTGCCACATAAATTCTAGATTGCTCCTATAATAATGATTACGATTATTGCTACAATTGCAGCTTTAATCCAGTCCTTCATACTCCAGTCAGACCACTCTTTTAAGTGTGCCCATAGATCTTGTACAAGTTTCATACAATCCTCCTTTGTTGATAAGGTTCTATTACTTTACGCCTTTAAAAGCAACTTTTTTGATCTGAGCCTTGCTTGTCTGCCCTTGTGGGCCACTACCTTTGTTTTGTTTTACAACAAAAGGTGAGTATACAATTGCAGCATCAGATGAAACTTTTATGTTAGGAAAAGGGTTTTTTGGTTTTACCGTTTTCACTTGTTTCTTTTTAAAGTTCATGATCTAGCCTTTCCATAACCACGTTTAGCTAGTCTACCTGCTAGACCACCATTCGCAGCTTTAATTGGTTTTTTAGGTTTAATTATTTCTATGCCTATTGCAAGTAAACCAGGCATTTTTTTCTTTTTCTTTTTTTGTTCTTTACGTCTTTCCTCTGGTGCATCTTTTACACCCTTTACTTTACCTTTTTCTAATGTTGGTGATCCACCATTTTTCTTTTTTGTAGCGCCAACAATTCTATCTGCTTGTGTAGGATTAGGGTTATTATCTACACCAGCTTTAACTGATAACATACCAAACTTTTCTGCTTTTCCGCCGTCAGCAAATTCTTTACCATATCTTTTCTTTTTCTTACTTTTATCTACAGCGGGACCACTTTTTCTTTGATCTCTTTGTTTTTTAAGTTTTTCTAATAATTCTTTATCTTTTGGAACTGGTTTAAAAGGCCCTTTTTCTAAAAAAAAATCTTTTGGTATTTTTGGAAATGGTAATCTCTTTGGACCTTTTGGTTTTTTTGGAAGTTTTGGTCCACCTGGGTTTAATTCTTTAAATTTTTTAATAAATTCATCTCTTTTAATTTTATCTTTTGCGGTTTTTGTCCCCTTTTCACTTAATGCCATGTTAACCCCTAATGTATTGTCGGTTTTACCAGTTCAAGGAGGTCATAACCATTATGATTCTCCAAGTTTTTTGCTTCTTTTGGCGATAAATGTTCATAATAGACCATTTTTGCACACGCCATCATAGCTCCTGCTAAAAGTATACTATCTTCAGGATTTTTGGAAGTATTTTTTGCAATAAGCATAAGCTTATCAAAATAATCAGCTAATTTTTCTTCTGCGTTTGCCATTTTTAACTAATTTTGTTTATTAAGGTTAACATTTGCACGTAATTGAGCAATATCTTCTTGTGATTCTATTTTTTCTTTAGTTAGTTTCTCATTTTGCTCTAATTTTGCTGCGTCCATCTCTAAATTTGCTTGATCTAACTGTGATTTTCTTTGTAAATCAGCAGCACGAAGCTGTATTTCTTGTTGTTTTAAAGAAATTAGTGGGTCTTCACCTTGAGATGACAGCATTTCTTGTTCTTCTTCAATCATTTTTTCTGTCATTTCAGTAATTGTTTCTGCTACTTTAGATTCTAATAGCTCTTGTAGTTTAACTTGTTCCTCTTGTGGCACTTGACCACCATATTGTTGTGCAACTTTTTGTAAATCCTCTTTCATTTCTTGCTCTACTTCTTCTCTCGCTTGAATTGATACGTGTTCCATAATGTGTGACTCAAGCAAGGTCATAGTTCGTAAATTATTTTTTACTAATATGCTTGAAAAGAAAGCTCTGTGTGAATCAATGTGAGCCATATGGTTTTGATTTCTAAAAGCTTGTAAAGGTTTACCTAATAAAGCACTACCATTCTCCATTCCAGGGTCCATAGGCTGTGGTGGTGTAGGAACAGGTAATATTGCATCAACATTTTGTACACCCATTGCTTGATACATTCTTCTGTACGCTTCATACATGTTGTGCATTTGAGGTGCAGCTTGAGCAAGTTGTAGCTGTGTTTGTGCCAACGTAACACGTTGAGACATAGAAAATATTGTTGGATCTGAAACAGGTAGAATGTCAATTTTCTCATCAAAGTCTGACGTTTTAATTGATCTAATTCCACCAACTACATCATATGGATATGCGGGGTCTAAAGATTCAGAAAATATTTTTGAAAGTAATTTAAACTCTATTTTTTGTGCGTAGTGTAATCTTTTGTGAATTGCTGACATAACACGCATGCCTCTTTCCATAAGAGCCATAGTTGTGCCAACTGGTGCATTAGCTGCAACGCTATCGCCAATCTTCTGATCAGCAACGGTAGCAAATTCCTTACCAGCTTGTACAACGAAACCAAGTAATTGAAATAATGTTGGATCTGCACCCTTGTAAGGAAGTGGTAGTAATCCAGCACGTAGGTCACCACTTGGTGCATCTACATCTCTGAACTCACCTGGTTGTATTGGGTTATCATCATCACGTATACGTAAGCCTCTTGCCTTAAATCCTGCTGGTAAGTTTGCAAGTGTACCAGCGTCGATTAATTGACGTAAAGCTGCTGTAGCAGTTCTTGATAAACCACCAAGCATATGAATTAATCCTAGTCCATAAAAACCTAAACCAGGTAAAAACTTATAATGAACAAAGTATTGTGTTTTCTTTAACTTGTCGTCTTCTTCACGATAGTTTCTATAAATAGATAATACTTTTCCAGACCCTTCGTCTATTGTTACAATGTAAGGTGCTTTGATGCCATCATCTCTTTCAAAGCTTGGTAGATCTAGATTTGCATGAACTTCTAGTAAAGTGTATTCATCGTCTGCATACCCTGCTTTTTTAACACCAGAAAGCTGTCGTTCTTTTTCTTCAATGTCATCTTGATCGTTGTATGTTTTAATTTCAACATCTCTATAGAATCCAGTGACTTGAAGCTTTCTAATTTCGTTTTCTGATTTTTTAATAACATGTGTAACTCTTTCTGCCTGTTCTAGATTGACAGCATTGTAAGGTACAACAAGATCATCACTTGGTACAAACTTTGATACAGCTCTACCGAGACTTGCATCGTAATAAACTTTTTTAAATGTAGAGCCAGATAGCGGCAGGTAAAATAACATCTGATCAAGGTCTGGATCAAACTCCTCCATGACATGCATGATTTGATAATTCATAAATTCTTGAACTCTCTGTGCTTGATCTTCTTTGTCTTTTGTTACCTCACCAATAACTTGTGTTCTAACTGGACCACCAGCAGGTAATAGTTCTTTGTAAGCTTGCGCTTGAAACTGTGTTACCGATTCTGACAATAATGGATGAGTTACTCCACTCGCACCTTGGAACGGTTGTGATCTTTCATCGTACTTTAAACCAAGTAAGTCTAAACCTTTTTTGTATGCTTGCTCCCAATCACTACGTGAAGACAGATCGTCTTCGTAGAAACCCTGTAGCTCTGATGCTATGTTGTTTAATTCTGTTTCATCAATAAGTTCAGCTAAATTAGCATCATGCGTATCTTCAATAATTCTATCTTGTTCTCCAACAATGGCGCCACCATCATCAGTAATCTCAACCATTGGGTTATCTGTGCCTGGCTCCAACTCTACAGTTTCACCAGTCTTTGCTGGTATCATCAACGCATCGTTAACCGTTTGCGGTTCGGTGTTTGGATTTAATCTTTTATCAATTGCCATTACGCTGCTCCTATAACTTCCTCAATATTAGGCATTGGATCATATTTAACATAGCCACCTATAGCCATGTGTGTCTTGGATGGCAATACCATTTCAGGTGTTAGTTTTATAGCATAAGCATCCACAGTTTCAAAGCCTTCAGGATAACTTGTTGTGTTTGTAACGAGATTTTCTGCATTTGGCTGTTTATTGATAAAATCAGTAGCTTCTTCTATGGCCGCTCTACTTTGATTTTTTTTAACATTTATTGTCTTAACAACTGTTGGTTGTCCACCAGACATATCCACAATCTCAATGACTTTTTTATTTCTTGTGGGATTACCTATGGCTACCTTAATTATTTTAAACTCTGCGTTATTTATGTTTGCTGCTCTTTTCAGCGATTGCTCTAATATGCTTGTGTAATGTTTACCATTAACATCTGTAGCATCTGGGCCACCGTAAAACTCATATGTCCCCACACCTTTCTTGCCAGATCTTTGAGCAAGTGGCGTTGCTGTTGTTCCTCCTTGACCGTATCTGCTTGCAACAAGTTTTGCTGGTGTTATGGCGTACCATGTTGGCGCATTTTGATCGCCATCAACAAACAATCTTTTTGCTGCCATATGTAGATCGTTTTTAACTAACACATCGCCCCAAGCTTTTCTGTCTTTAAAAGGCACGTTTGGAAATAATGTTCTAAGTGTATCTGGATCAACACGTATCTCATCAAAAAATTTAAGTACATTATCTCTTTGTTTTTGTGCTTCACGCACAGGTACCATCGCACCTTCTGTCAGCATACCAGGACGTATCTGCGCAAATTCTTTCATAACAGCATTTGATTCTTGTAATGCTTTTATGTGACCAACAAAGTCTTCTTCTGTTCTAAAAACTGGTCTAAGTATATCTTTATGTTTTGCATAGTATGCAACAGTCAAAGCATTGACATCACTGCTGTACAACTCATCACGTATAAATCTAGGATCTCTTGCTTTTGTTTCACCAATTTTAGATACTAGTTTTTGATATTCATCTTTTGTTTGTTCTAAGTGTTTACGGTAACGCTGGAATATATCCGATTGTATTTCATCAGCAAATGTAACGTTTACGGTTTTATCACCAACAGCAGCTTGTTTTGCACCAGATCCAAAGTTGTCAATATCGTCTTGTATTTTGGTTAGTTGCTTTTGTGCACTGTCGATATTCTTCTGTGCTTGTTCTATACTTACACGGCCACCTGATTGATCCACAATATCTTGTGCTGACTTGTTTGTAATAGTTGTAAGTCTATCTCTTTTCTTTTCTAACTCTAAAAGTTTTGTTGTCGTATCTCCTGACAGTTGTTTACTTGTGCCAGGTATGATTGCAGGGCGGTCCGTGAGCCGTGACCAACCGACAACGTACGCATCATCGGCAGGAAAAAAGTTATGAACACTATGTCTGTAAGCTGCTGGATCGCCAGGTATGTCATCTGGTTTTAAATAGATAACACTTTCTCTGTAGGTTCCTGGATTAGCACCAGGTTCAAAATGACCATCACCGTATTTGTAATCAATAAACTGTCCATCGCCATTATCTATCTCCGATCTAAAACCAAATGTTTGTGATTTTAATTTTCGTATGGGTGCTTCTTTTATTCTACTTAAAAGCTGAGCCTTGGTCACTGGTTGACCTGACTGAAATATTGATTGAAACAACTGTGGTAACTGATAGTCCTCTACTTCTAGCTTACCAATGTTTCTTGACTGAAAGAAATTAAATAATTCTTCTGGTGTTGTAAAAGTATCTGGTACACTTGGATCAAGAAGCTTTGCTTCAAGATTAGAATAAAATCTATTGATGTTTTCTGCTGGTGACTTTGTAGCTTCTGCTACCTGATCTCCAATTCGAATAAGGTTTTGTGTTTGTTTACCAGAACTAAGTAGGTCGCCTTTCTTATCAAGATACACGGCCCAACCTGGTAACTTACCAAATATGTTAGCCGATGCTAATTGTACTTCTGGCATTTGATTATCTAATGTTGGCTTGAGGTTTGCTTCTTCAAACAAGTCAAGCTCATCAATACTCAAGTAAGGTGAATCTTCTTGTATGCCTCTCACGTCAACAGCGCTGTCGTCAGGCGTACGTATTGGGTCAGTAAACTGACCTGGATCGCCGCCCATGGCCATTTTTTTTGGTTCAGTTGCTGGCAAAGGAACTGTTACTTCTAGTGGTGTATTGTCTTTTTCACCAGGCACTAAATCTATGCCTGTAACTTCTTCAAACATGCTTTCATCTGGATATAATTTAGGACCAGGTGGGTCCTTGCCTAAAAGTTTAAACTGCTCTTCTTTAAGAATACTCATAGCTTCCTCAAAAGCAATTTCACGTACATAGTCTGGTATCTTTTCGTTTTCATCTTGTTCTGCAAGCATCTTATCAAAATCTTCTGGATTTACAACTTGTTCAATTTCTTCTCCTCCATACGCTCTTAATATTTGATTTTTAAACATCTCACGTTGCTTTAAATACTGTGGATTTTCTAATTCATTTCTTTTAGCCTCGTAGTAAGCCTCAGTTTTTTCTTGTACTTTTTGTGCACTAAGCTCACTAATTAATCCATCTAAATTTTTTAAAGCATCTTTATTAGTGCCTGCAGCTGTTGCATTCATTCTCAATGCTTTTAAAAAAACTCTCAATTCTTTTACTGATGGCATACCAGCTGCTTGTGGAACAAGTCTAAAAAACTTTCCAAGACTAGAAATGTCTTTTCTGTTTGCTGTCTGCAGCATTCTTCCAAAGTATCCAGAACCCATAAACAAAGGTATTGCTGATAGACCAACGGTAAGAGCAGCGCCCATAATTTCTTGAGCATTAGGGTCTCTTGCTAATATTCTATTTTGATCTATTATTTCTTGTACTTCAGCAAAATCTATATCTACACCCTCTTCGTAAAGAGGACCACCTGGTAAGTACATATCAAGAACTCTATCATAACCAGCATCTGCAGCTAATTTTTCCAAACTAGATATACCCATTCTTGTTTCTTCAAGGTCTGCAAGAGCTGCGCCTGAGTGTGCAAACGGAGATATAAATTGATAAGTGTTTACTAGAACATCAGCAATATCTGCTGGCAAAGTTTTTAATTGATTTGCAAATAATTTTGATTGTACTTTTTTTCTTTCTGCAACTTTATTCGGCGCATCACTATACAAAGTATTTACTAAATCTTTATACTTATCTGTATTTTTAAAAACGTCATAAGCTTGTTGAACATCAAGAGACGTTGGCCGTTGACCATTAGCCATCATCTGTTGTAAAAATTCATTGTAGAAAGGATCCATAAAGTTGCCATCTCTATCAAGGCCAGCAGTAACATTAGACATATCAGCTTTAAATTGCATCTCTATATTGTTTGCGTTGTCTATGCTTTTTAAATAACTTTGTACTGCATCATCAGTAATTTCATCTATCTCTCTGTTTCTTTGTATGACCTCTATTTTATCTTCAAGTTGTTGTAAGGCCATGGCATCAAAGATTGTTCGTCTACCCTCTGGCGTAGAAAGTGTGTTTCTAATACCTTCTGCAAAAGGTTCTAAGAATCCACCCTCTGGTGGTTGATCTGTTACACCTGCTGGTGGTTCATTGGTAATAGGATTAAATACTTCATCAATTTTTTTAAGAAACGGATTTGTAAACACGCTACCACCGTCTTTGTACGGTGCAATAAGAGTGGAAGCATCTGTGCTTGGATCTAATAGAAAATCTAGTAGCTCTCTCATTTGTTGTTTATTAACAATACCACCTGGCTTACCTGCTTGTATAAATCCACCCATTTCTGGTGGCAAATCGTACATGCTTTCTGCTTGCACACGTTTCAAACCTTCCCTAATATTTTCAATAGTTTTTTTTGCCATTTCCCCTGATTTTTGTTTTATTTTAATTGTAGCAGGAGATATTCCTTCAAAAGTTCCTTGTTGTTTGTTTTTTAACATTTGAATAAATTGACCTTTATTTGCACCTACCTCAAAAGGGCTCACAAATCTATCCGTTGCAGGGTATCTAAAATCAGGTCTTGAAGAGCCTTTTCCCTTTGGCGGTGTGCCCATTAATTGTTCTGCTACGTCATCAAAAAATACTTGCACTCTTCTATTTACAAAAGCTGGGCTTATATACATCATGCTTGGATCTGCTCCCTTTTGTAAAAGTTCACTGCTTGGATTTAATCTTTGTGTAATACTAGTTGGAAATTTGTGAGAGAAATCTAAAAAACCTTTACCCTGTTCTTCTGGAAATTTTCTTGCCACATCCACTAAATCATCATAATAAGTTTTAAGTAAATCAAACTTAAAAGCCATAAGCTCTTTCATTTCTTTTGTATGTTTTCCAAGCGATTCACTTATAGGTCCCATTACCTTTGGATCCTTTGCTCTAAGTAAATCGTTAAATTTTGCTAAACCATATTTGTTTATTAATGGTCTGCTTGCAAAATTAAAAATTACCTGCTCTGCTGTATCTGTATATTGAGGTATGCCTTTACCTAAACCTGCTACGGGATTAGGCATTTTTGTTTTAAGTCCAGGAAAAACATCAACCATGCTTATTTTTTCTTTATCAATAAGTTTTACTTCTTTTTCTAATTTTTTTAATTCTGGTTTCTTTGCTTTTTTAATATCGTTTGCTAGATTGGTTGTGGGTGACTTATAAATGCTGTTGATTTCGTTTTGTAAATTTGCAACTTCGTCTATCTCATCAGCAACTTCTTTTTGTGCAGCATTTAATTTTGTCTTATCCATTTCTCTTGTAAAAATACCGCCGCCCATATCTTTAAGTTTTCTTACTAATTTTTGTTTATATGTTGATAATTCTTTAAAAGCGCCCTCGCCTACAGCTCTAACTTGAGAAACAGCCTCTTCAACATTTTTACTTACTTTGCCACCAGTAAGTAAGTCAGCACCTTTAATTACATAATTAATTTTTTTCTTTGGGTTAAAAAGTAGATTACCCAATCTATCAGTAATTGAAGTCATGCGCTGATTAAATTTAGAATTTATAAATGAATCTATTTTTGAGGTTTTAGTTTTTACTCTATCCTCTTTAGAGATCATTTTTTGCTTTTTATCTTTTTTCTCAAGTTTGCTAGTATCCACTCTGTCAGCATAATCCAGTGCCCCAGGTTCTTGTATTTGAACATTTTGAACAGCTTGAGCCCTATTGGTAAAAGGCTTTGTCATGTCATATGGATTAGCCATTATTTTATCTTTTTTATTTTAACTTTACGCTCAGATCGTACGTTAAGTAGGTCAAAGTCTCTTTGCATCTTCTGTGCTAACAAATCCATGGGTTCTCTCGTCAATAACTGACTAGCTTTGCCTACGCCTTTGACAGCGATGCCTGATCCTTTTGGTATTTTCTTTTCCATCAATAATACGACCTCGGTTCTATATATGTTGGTTCATCTTGGTAATCTGACTTCAGGCTAACAAATGCACCTTGCCTGAATCGCAACAACGCTTGGGTCGTTGAATCTACTAAATCATCATGGTCACCATAAGGGAAAGCAGCGCATTCTTCAATAACTTCTTCGGCGAAGCGATGGTCGGGTGCCCATACCTGTCCCGCTTCAAAGAGGGGAGCTACGGAGTTGACACGTACATGCTTATCATTGCCCTTACTGGGCGTATAAGTTATCACAGGGATTCCCATCATCCGCAGCTCTTGTGTAAGAGGCATACCAGAAGCTTTAGCTTCAATCAAGATTGTTTCGGGGTCCCAGTACTGTTGTTGTTCTAAAGCTACTTGTTTTAGTTCAGGAAAATCCCAACGACCTTTTTTCATATCAACAAGTATAATGTTCGGTGGGCCGCCTTCCTCGGGATAAAATATACCCCACGTTGTTATTGCACTAAAGTCAGCAGTTTCTCTTTTACTGTAAGCTGTATCATATGATTGTATTATGTGCTGTAGGGGAGGTATCTTCTCTTTTTCCCACACGTTCCACCATTCTCGTTTTATGATTGCACCCTCATCTCCAACTGGATTCTGTTGATACTGTGCTTGCCACTTCTGTTCTGAGATAGATGCCTTGACACCAAGTAACTCGGGCAAATTCCAAAACTCTGGCCACATAGGTTCTTCATCAATTATCGCAGGAAACTCTACAACATCCCATTGATCTGAACTCTCTGCAGTTTGTTTTGCTAATAATTTTCCCGTAAGATCCTTTACTGACCATCTTGTCATGACCACAACTATTGAACCACCAGGTTGCAAACGCTGTCTAGGTCCAGATGTGTACCATTCGTAAGCATCTTCCATTTTCTTATCGGACAGTGCGTCTTGTTCCGAGTGCGGATCGTCAATAATGAGGAGGTCTGCACCACGACCTGTGATTGCACCTCCAACACCAGCAGCAAAGTATTCGCCACCTTTGTTTGTGTTAAATCTACCAGAAGCCTTAGAATCTTCTGCAAGTTTTACATCAGGAAAGACTTCTTTAAATTCATCTTGCATAATAAGGTTTTTTACCTTTCTACCAAAACCATCAGATAATTCTGCTGTGTGAGTAGTTTGTATAATTTTTAGCTTAGGATTCTTTCCTAACATCCATGCAGGAAAAAGGTTTGAAGCAAACTCTGATTTAGTATGCCTCGGTGGCATATTGATAATTAATCGTTTAATCTTTCCACGTGAAACATCTTCTAATTTTCTAGCAAAAATTTTGTGATGTGAACCTGCAATAAAATCTGGCCACACTTTTTTTACAAAAGTTAGGAAAGAGGAACGGGACTCCTCCGCAACATCCATTTGCATTTTCCTAAGTTTTAATTTTAAAAGTTCTTCTGGAATCTGTACCATATCTAAAAAAATTCAAATTTAATCTATGTTTGTCTAAAACTCAACCTTTAGACGCACGCACGACGCAACGGGCAGATTGGTTGGTCGGGGGTGTAGAATACTAGATATGGTGTTTTGGTTTGGTTGTAAGTACCTAATGTTGATTTGGGATAACCTGACTGGTATCACCTGCTGCCTGGTAAAAACTGCGCTGCTGCCTGGAAGAAGTAGTGGTGATGACATAAAAAAAGGGGGATAACTCCCCCTTTTGCCAGCCCACGTGGGTAACTGTTATAGATTTAGTTTACTTCGTGCTTCAGATAAAATCCTGTTACCCCAATCTTTGAGGTACTGAGGCGCATTAGGATCGAAGATCATTTCTTCTACTTCACTCTCTAACCACTTGTATAAAGCACGCCAATTAATGTTAGTACTAACATTGTTATCAGTATTAGCTTGAATATGATTATCATTGTTTCGTGTTGTTAGACCTAACTGCTGTTCAAGAACTGCAAGTCGTCTAGTTAAATCATTATCTGGCATTTTGATTTCTCCTTTCTTAATAAGTATATACTCCCATTTTATTTTATATCAAGAACTTTATGAACTTTTTTTCTTGACTTCGGAAGGTAACTCGCCGTGGGGTGTACCAGAACTACTACTATAGGCACGACCACATCGCCCAATCGGGCGATGCGATGGAACTGACTAGGCAATTTATCGGTACTAGGCAGTTATTCTGAAATCAGCAACTTCTTCAATCGTTGCTTTTTTATTCTTGCGAACTGTTGCCTCTTCAATAGGCAACGCTTGTATTTGTTTATATTGCGTTGGCACTTTGCATTTATGGTATTCC